CTTTTTAACATAGATAGGGGCTTTTTTGTTGTCCGGTTCAACGCACCATCTGGCATACGCCAATGCCCTGGAGCTTTTAATCATCTCTCAGCGCAGCCGCCAACTGACTTTCATCCGTATTCACTTTCTTTGGGATGCTGCGCAATGCTGCCGCAATGGTCATGGCGTTTTCCCTCTCTATGTCAAACAGCATTCTCCTTTTTGCCTGGACCTGCTTGTCGAGGTCTATGATTGTTTTCTGCATTTCCACCATGAGTTTGTACTTCTTGTCGCTGTCGATGTCGCTGTCTTCCATGTCCTCCAGCCTGCCGTTGAATTGCTCACGCTTTACCTCAAAGTCCAGGCATTCAGCTTGCAGCATGCAATAGCGGTTGATGACCGGCTCATGTATGGCATCGTTCTTTCCTATTTTCTCAAGCAAACTGTAAAGGCGCTCAAACTCTTGGTGCGCAACTGGGTTTTCTTTTACCTCTTTGCGCTCTTTCATCTTTACGCCGGTGGACATGGATTGCTCGGCTTCAAGCCTTGCGGCAAGCTCGGCCTTTGTCTTGTGAGCTTTGCCTTCGGAGGCTATGACTGCCGATGATTTTCTTGGGTTTGGCATTGTAAAGTCTCCTTGTCAAAGTTGATGGGGGAATATATCGTGTTGGAGATTTACCCTGTTGGTTCGTTCCCCTTTAAAATATCTACCGCTGCCCCACCGGGGGGTATGTTGTATAGTTTTTATCTCGTTCTTTAGCCAACTTGAACAAATACTCTCTGCTTATCTCGCCGCGCTCTGCCTGCTGGTGGTGCTGTTCATCCAAGCATATGAGGTTGTCATCCTCAAGCAGCAAGTCAGGCTGTTCAACCAATGGTATGATGTGATGAACCTCAAGCTGTTCACATGACACAATGCCCATGTCTCTACACACGGCACACATGAATAGGCTGCGTTCCTTTATCTCCTTTGCCTTCTTCTGCCATGCGTATGTGTACCTGCCTTGCTCTGCATCTGTGCGGTTGTATTTATTCTTTGGCCTGTTTGGGCATATGTGACGACGGTCTACTATACGCCCACAGGACTTACAAGACTTGAGGCTCATGGCGCTCCATCCTCTTTAGGTCGCGTTCCAGATACCAGATGGCCTTGCGTATGTCCTCGGCCTCTGTTGCGCTGCCCTTCTTGCCTGCCCTGCTGATGTACTTAACCGCGTTGCCCCTATGCCAGTTCAGCGCCTTGGCCTCTATGAAGTCGGCGGTTTCTATGCCGCCATCGCAGTAGTGCGGCGGATGGTTTACCATGTCGGGTTTGTTGTCTTCCATCAGATCACCGCCTCATATTGCTTGCATCGCGTTATCATCATGGCCATATCCTCACATACACAGATTTCATATAGTCTGCTTGCAGTAAAGCATTTTCGCATCTTGGCGCAATTTTTACAGAGGCATTCAGTCTTTCGCAGTTCGTCCATTTCTTGGTTTGACCAAACAACCGCGCCAAACTTTGTTACCTGAATTGGCTTGTTCTTTATTGTGTTACACATTGCTGTACCACATCTCCCTAAGCCCTGTCTGCTCATTCCACACAAAGCACATCATCGTCTTGCACCCCGCAGGATAGCCTTGCAGGTGCTCCCAATACGATGAATTGCTGATGGTTGGCAGATACCGTATCACGATACCGCCAATGTCCTCTGTGGTTGTGTCCTCTTGCTGGCGTATTGTGTATATCTCCTTGCGCTTCTCAGTGTGGATGTGTCCGGCGTGAACTTCTACGAACTGCGCTTGGCCGTAATCTTTCCGTGCCCTGTCCTGCAACCACGTTCCCATATTTTTGTTCGCTATATCGCCATGCACAAGGCCAACCAGCACCTTGCCCCACAAGCGGTGTTTTTGCGGGTTTGGCGTGGTGTCAAAAGTGATGTTTTTGTCAAAGCGGTACGCAAGAGAAATGGCCTTGAGCAGCATGTACCCCGTAACGCGGTCATGGTTACCAGGAAGGTATATGACCTCAACTGGCGCAATGCTCTCCAGTATGTCAATGCCCTCGATAAGCATATCGCATGTGATATCAAAGATTTTTGCAATTCTGCCGTCCACCTGCTGCGGCGTGCCTTTGGTGGTGGTCTGTACATCGTTGTCCACATGAAGAAGATCGCCCAATGTGGCAAACGCAATCTTCTTGTACTTCTTGTCGACACACCTTTCCTTGATGTCATACATGACCTGTAAGAAACGCTCTTTGGCAATGTGGATATCGTAATCTGCGCCCGTTTCAGGCTCCCACGATAATAGTCCATTGTGCAGGTCCGGCGCATCTATCTCCAGCACTTCGCCGTTGGGGTCGTACTGAAGCGGGTTTACAATTGGCTTGCTACGGGTAAATTGCTTTGTGTCAAAGTAGTGGTCAACGTCGGAAAAAGTGATGCCTGACTTCTTTGGCTTTGCTCTGACTGTGCTTTGCCGCAACTCCACAAGCTCATTGTTGCGTTGTTTGCCAGTCGTGCCGTTCCAGATGTTGCTTTTGGCGTCGATTAGCTCCCATTCTTCAGCGGGATCAAAGCCGTGGAGCTTCAGCAGCTCGTCCGGCGTGTAAATGTGATTCTTGTAAATCTCCAGTATGCGGAACGATTCTCGGGAGCCGTCCTTGTTGATCTTGTCGCTTTTTGGATACTCTCGCTCACCGTGTCCCTGGCATTCTTCCGGTTTGCGCTCCCTGGCCTTGTTCTCGCTCGGCTTGCGCTTTGAGCGTTCTCCAGCCTTCCAGCGGTCACCCTTTCGGACGATGCCGCGGACACGGTTGTATGTGAATTTCTCTTCCGGGTAAAGCCTGTTCAATTCATCTGCCGCCTCTTGCCACGAAAAACCCTCGTCAAGCGTCAGGCGTTCAGCTTCGGCCCGGTATTTGTTCTCTTGCATCAACGCCCTCCTTGCGTCCCTCCTGTATCAACACGTCACGGCCCCACCACACCATAAATGTGACGCACCCGATGCGCGAAAGGAGGATATCGCACATCACCCCGAAATAGTTACAAAGCAAAAACCAGCGGCAGGCCCTAATCCTGCATCCTCCGGCGATCAACCCGGCGCTCTGTCTAATTAAGCTACGCTGGCTTGGTGAACGCTGTATGGCGCGACAGCGTACGAACGCAAACCCCGCCGCTGGGATATAAATCGCGGCGGGATGGCGTGAGCGGGAATAGTTTTCGCTGCCCTAATCAGGCCAACTCCAGCGTTTGTTTTAACTCCCCGCTGGCAGGGATGGCGTGCCGCTCATTCACACCTATAACAAAAGGGCCGCCCGCATTGGGTAGCCCTTTATAGATACAGTATAAACTTTATACTCTGTGATTAGCTATGACATTTTGTGACGGTATAAAAGTATTTTGCAAAAAGTTTTCCGCCGCGTTCCTGCGCCTTGTGACCGTCTCTCTTGCCTTGTCCATTTCTATGGCAATCTGTTCGTCGGTACGGCCCGCCCCGTAATAGTGCCGCAGTATGACGCGGGCGAATGTGTCATCCACCGTTTTCATCATGCGTTCAAACTCTTCCAGCAACCCCGCCTTTTCCTGCTTGGCTTGCTCTAGAAGTTCCTCGTAGTGATCCAGCGCCTGCCTGACTGCCGTTGTCGGGTCGTTCGTGCCGTGCGGCATGTCGGTGATAATTACCCCTTTGCATCCACCGAATACAGGAAAGCAAGTTGCATCCATCTGGCGCTGTATGGCGGCGATTTCCTGTACTGCATATCGACACGCTTTGAGCAGTTCTTTTGCTGTCATTTACTCACCCGCCTTTTGTGTATGTATTCGTTTCCCGGCCTCTTGCGCCAGAGCTTTTTAGCGAACTCCATAAACTCATCGTCTGACATTTGAATTACCCCGGCACAATATGCTTCTTTAGTTGCACGAAGGTATATCTCGCGGAATGCGCATGAAGCCTCTGGATCGCGTTCAGCAATCCCCTTCATAAGTCCCTCTGCAAATGCGTTGCCTATAGCAAGATGCTCTTTTACCGTCATCTATCGTAAAACCTCCCTTGGTGCCATCGGGTGTGCGTCAGGTGTGCGGGTGCGTCAGGGCTTGAGTGCCGCGCTGTCTGGCATAAGCTCAATTTCGTCGTATTCGTCCGTTTCGATGTTGTAACGACGCTCCTTTACGCTCACAACCTTTGCTCCGCATTCATGGCAATACTTAACGTTGTTGTCAATTGGGTTCCCCGCCTCATATGTCCATTCGCTGCCGCAAGAGCATTGCCAATTGCAACTATCCTCGTCTTGGCAAGTCATCGTGCATGTGCTGCGCTCGGTTAGCTCCTCGCACTCCACCTGCCCCTTAAGTGCGGCGAGCTCGGCCCAACACGCGGCGTTTTCCTTTTCTGTCGATGTCATTGCCTTTGTGTCGTAATCCACAAGCTTTACAAGCGATGCATTTTCCTCCGTCAGCCGCTTGTTCTCGGCCTGCAATGCGGCGATGTCGGCAGGAGAGAGGGCGGTGTCCTCGTAGGCTGAAAGTCTTTCCTCAAACTGTTTTGTGAGCGTTGGGCTTAGATAGCAAACCACCGCGATGCCCAAAGCCTCTTTTTGCTCCTTCGTATATGTCAGCCTTTCCATCACCGCACCCCCTTCGTAAACATCGTTGTCTGCATAGATTGTTTCGATATCCTATCCACGCGGATGCATCTTTCAGAATGCTTACACTCCCGCATTTTCGGATCGCGCTCCAGTTCGTAAATATATCTACCTTCCGACTCATAATGCGCGCATCCCTTACAGAAGATCCGCTTTTCTGGATTCCAGCCCACGCTACTTTCCCTCCCCGCCCTGTCCGCTTTGGTCCGGGCCGCGCCATTTGAATCCAGAACATCCCGCGTAACACAGATTATCAGTCGCGCAAGGCATCTTTTCACATTCCCTGCACCAGTTTGGATCGTCTGCCATTTCCTGCATGAAGCGCTCCGCCCCCTCCAGCTTGTCGGCGAGCGCGGCGATGTGGGAGAGAAGGTCGGTGCGCTCCCATAGTATCTTTTGGATGTTTTCGGCGTTAAACGGAAAGCAAACGCCCAGCTTTGTTTCAATCTCTCGCAGATGGTAGTAATGATTTAACCGCTGTTGGGTGTCCGTTGCTGCCTCAAGCCTCGCCTTGTCCATCTCAGCCATCTTCCCCGCTCCTTTCACCCGTCAGACAGCAGCCGTTCGTCATCCTCTGGCATTTCTGTTCCGGCCTGTACGTAGTCATAATCAGTATCCTCTTCTTCCCAACATTCTTTTTCGCAAAAAGACGCGCTTATCGCCGCCTCTTTTGCAGCCTCTATGTCTCCAGCCGGAACATATACCGTAACCACCGACCGCATGTGGTGCGTCATGCGCACCGTGTACTCTTGTTGCATTTATTCCCCACTCCTTTCGATTCGCCGGCCGCAACCGGGGCAGCAAAACGCCGTTACCGCTCTACCGTCATAAGTAAATCCGCACTTGCGGCACTCTTCCCAAGGACCGTGCATTATCATCTCGCACGCCCCGTCCGCCTTCGCCTCGTCCACAAGCTTGATGATCTTGTCCACGTAAGGTGTTGCGATGTTGTCTATATCCAATACCACGAGGGCCTTTTCCGCCGCCTCCCGAATCTTGTCCAGCATGTCATTCACCGGCCTTTCTAAGCGGTTCGCCGCAATTCGGGCAGAAGTTGGCTTTTAATGAAAAGTTTGCTTCTTCCCTGCCCATTCCGACGTGTATTCCGATTTCCCCGGCATCTTTCCGGATTGAGTAATCCCCAAAATCGCCCGCACAACTCCCCGCGTCAGGGTCGAGGTCGATGTGCGTATATCCAAAGTTGGGCGTCTTACACCGTTCGCATGCCATCCCTACTCCCACCCTTCCGGCCTCTCAGCCCTCGCAACCTCATACACCCATTCCCACCCGGCATCCGTGCGCTCCGGCCTGACGCTCTCCACCGTGCCCCACAGGCGGCAGGCGGCACGGGGCATGGTGGCGGGAGATAACCACAGAAGCAGATTGTTCGGGTATTTTTCAATGCCGCCGTCTGCTTTGTAAACGAATGTGTCTCCTTCGTGATTGGATGCGTCAACCTTCCACGCTTCGCGGATATACGCCACTTGGCCGGGGTGGTAGGGCGCAACAATGCCCCATTCTCCGTCCCATGCCGAAAGGCCGTATACTTCCTTACCCGGATAAGTCTCTCCGTTTTTATCAATACATGTTGGCGGATACCAGTACGGGCCTTCGAAATCTTCTTCCGGTGGCTGCGGCTTCATCTCCCGCCTCACCACCGCCCTGCCCGCCAGCAGGTCGCGGACTTCGGAGGGGCGCAGGATGAGGGACTTTATTTGTTGCATGGGGTGGCCTCCCCTCTCAATCTGTAAACCTCTCGCAAAAGGAGTTGTAAATCCTTTTCGGCGTTTTTAAGTATGACATCAATTGCCCATGTTTTCTTTTGCTTTACAGCGTCGACCCTTTCGACTATCTCGTTTAGCTCTTGCTGGCTAAGTGGTTTAATCACACCCCCGCCTCCTTCAGCGTCGCGTCGATGTCAAGCGGGATGGTCCAGTCGGGGATGAGGGGAGCAAGCGCAAACACGTTCGGTCCGCTTGCGATTCCAGTGATGATGCTTACGCTCCAGTGCCCATCCTCTAACTTTGGTTTCACCTTGCATGCATACACGCTCGCTTCACCACTGCTGGCCCTGCACAACCAAACATACCCGCCCTTCTTTAGCCATTTGAGCGTTTCCACCTGCTCCGGGGTCAGGCGGGGACGGCTTTCAAGATATTCGACGGGCTTCCCCGTCTTTTGAGCATATGCTATCTCGCTTTTTGTGCTCTCGCCGATATACCCTCCAACGTTTATCACATAAACCTTATCGCACATGTCAATCTTGCGCTTGTGCAATTCGTCCAGCATGATTTTTTGCTCTGGCGTGCATCCTGTGGTTCCGTCGTGCGTTGTCGCTCCCGGTAGAAAGCTTGGCCCAACCACAATTGCGCCCTGCATTTCAAACATGTATTCCACTTGTCTGAATGCGTCCATGAAACGTAAAGGCCCGCAAAGGCATATAACTTCGGGCTTGCTCACCGGCTTTTCCTCCTTTGTTTCGTTCGGGTCCGGGTGCTCTGCGGCCCAGGCAAGCAGGTTGCGCTCAGCGGCCTCAAAGTCTTTCTTTTCAGCAAACGCGGTAATAGCGAATGCGTTCCTGTACCAATCTGGCAGTCCTTTTCCGGTGTTTACTTTTCTTTCGTGATTTGCAAACCGCTTCGCAATCTCCATCACCTTGACAAAACTTTCTCCCATGGTCAGGCCTCCTCGTATTCGTTCGCATCTTCATCTGCGCCGTTTACTTGCATCACTGTGCGCAATGCCGCCGCGCCACCACAGGCCATAATACGCTGCTCAAGCTCCGTACAGGCTTGCATGGCCTCTTGCAGGCTCATGGTGTCACTATGTACCATGTCTCGCTGTAGCGTCTTGTACGCGCCGTATAGAGCCGTTCCAAGTGTAGGATAATACCGTTGGGCAGAAAGTGCGTCCACTTCGATTTCTTTTTCCTCGCCCGTGTCTTTGTCTTTTACCTTCGTTTTGCGCTTGCAGGGTTTGCCTAGAATGAATTGGTCAGAATCCGCATCTATCGCATAGCCGCCGAAAAGGTTAATCATGGGTTATACCTCCTTTTGTTCGTCCACCTCGATAATCGTCACCTGTACACCATGCTTCTTTCCGTCCTGAAACGCATGGTTGAATCCGCACACATGTTTCAGGTTGTCATCTTTCAGTATCCCGGCAGACACAAGCGCATCTTGCACGAATTTCTGTGCCACCGCTATGTTGTCTGCGTCGCGTTTACCGCCCGGTTCCGTCCAGACGTATGAAAGTGTCACCGGTTTGCTTACGGGCTGTATGCGGGCCTCCCTGATGGCATAGAAAATGATTTCCTCGTTGCGCTTCTTCATGGCTGCGCCAGAAAATGCATTTGACCGGTTCGCGGCGGTGTACTCGTTCATACCATCAAGCCGCCAAGGGACAGTGAAGGTTTGGCTCATTCTGTCGCCTCTATCTCGCAACCACATCCGGAGCAGTGCTTATCCTCTTGTACAAGTTTGCGCCCGCACTTATCACATACCGAAACTAAACCAGACATAACGCCGTTTTCTCCGAAGTCCAAGGCATCAACCGCCTTGCACTTCCCGACGACATCCAGAGCGTCAAGGGCTTCGTTTATTCCATCGCCAATTCGGACCTCGGCATTTGTGTCCAGTTGGTTATTTAGAATATCCCGCGCAAACTCCCGTATCTCCTGCACCAGTTTCTTTTGTTGCTCGGTCATTACTTTAGCCCTCCTTCGATTCGTTCCTGTATTTCTCCCGCCGCCAGCGCCGCGTGATACGATGCTGCCGCGATTTGCATCATGTGCATTTGCTCCATGATCGGTTCCAGCCGCTTGATGATGTCCGCTATTGTCGGAGGCCACTGCGATTCCTTGATGTACTGCCGCATGGCCGCGTTTACCGCATCGGGTGGATACTCTTGCAGCATGTCGTACCAGAGATTTGCGGCAGCCTCTTTCCCGGCCTGATCTGTTCCGGCGTAGAACTTCGGGTAGGCCACAAACAGGACGGCAAGAAGTTTGATTGTATCGTCGCGGGTCATATGAAAGACGCATCCTTTTCAGCAAGTCCTTTTGTATTACAATCCCCACAGGCTAGGCGGTTTCCTTTGCCTGTAACCGTGCAGAAATACGCTTGGTCGCTATCTTGAAACGGTTTTCCGCAAACCGCGCAGGCGTTAAACCACTTCATTGTCTGGTCGTGCCTTTCTCTGACTTCACGGAACTTGCCAAACAAGGAAAACGGCTTTTCATGGAAGTTGGTGATTTCCTTTGTTTCGGTTCGGGTTGTCGTTATTTTCATTTACGTTTACCCTTTCCCCAGCATCGCCGCGAACGGGTTGCTGGTGTCCTGTGTGGGCTTGCCCTTGCCTGTGAGCACTCCGCCAACATATGCCCATGTCCACTTGTCCTTCGTCTGCTTGCCTGTCTTGCGCATAGCCTCAAGCAGCTTGTCCAACCCATGAGCTGTTTTGAGTGCAAGCGCCTCGTCCATTGCCAAGTCTGTTACAGGCAAGCCGCAGTGTAGGGCTTCACGGCGAACGGTGTCTATTTCGGCTTGCAAGGCTTGAGCATCTTCAAGGGAGATAAAGCTGGAATGGTCCTCGCGTGCGTTAATCACTCCGTTATTAGGTACTGTACTGTTAGGTACGGTACTGTTAGGTACGGTAGACGCGTACTGTACATGTTCTGTACGCGTACTGTACGCGTTACGTGCGGGTTTTTTTCCTGTACGGTACGCCGCCACCCTGCGCTTTTCTTCCTGCCGTTTGTCTATCAACCTGCCAGCGTAATTCTCCCAGTTGTGCAGGTGCATGTTATCATCCATCCATCCGCACTTGATAAGAGAATCTGCAAGCGTTTCCGGTTTCTTTTGCCAAAAGCAAGCTCTGGCGATTGCGTGAGGCGGGAACTCTGAAAGGTCGCCGTCTTGTGCGTTATCGAGTGCCCATGTCCACAGGAGGCAAAGCAGCCCAACGGCGGCGTATTGCGGGATGTCCAGGGTTTCGGCAAGTGCGTATGTCTTGCGGTGAGAGCCAAGGGTATCATGTAGCTCTATCCAGGCCAAATGTAATCACCCCCTTTTGTGCGGGTAGGGTCAGAATCCAACTTGTTCAGCCTTGAGTTGTGGCACATTATCAAACAAACTCACCTGCGCCTTGGCCTTTTCCAGCCGTTCAGTGGCTGCCTTGAAGTAGTCCGGGTCCAACTCAAAGCCCCAATATTGAAAGCCCATCTGATGACACGCCACAAGGCTGGATGCGCTGCCGACATGCGTGTCAAGCATCTTGTCACCGGGCTTGGCGTAGTTGGTCAGGAGCCACTTGTAGAGGGCTATGGGCTTTTGTGTGGGGTGGATTTTATTTGCGTACGTTTCTTCTCCTGTTTGCGCCCGTATTTTTACCATATCAACCGCATTAATAATGCTGTTGTACGCAAGCTCTGCCTTTGAAAATGGCACGTCACCGGTTATGTCCTTATCCCACACAACCCATCCGTTGTGAGGTGGAAGCCAAGCAAAATTGTTGGCTCCCCACACTACTTGGTTTACAGAAACCCTTGTCAACTCGTCCCAAAACAAATGCGTCGGAGCGTCTTTATCCCATTCCTTCTTTGCGTGCTTGATAATATCGCCCTTGCGCCTGCCTTGGTTCATGTTGATGTTGATCCCATACGGCGGGTCCACTATCGCCAACTCAAAGAACTTATCCGGGAACTGCGCCATGCCGTCCATGCAGTCCATTAAATAAAAGCCGGATTCAAGCATGCTTCACCTCAAAACGGCAATTCATCTTCATCCACCTGCGTAAACCCGCTTGCATCCCTGCTGCTTGCCTGCGCACCCTGGCCCATGTCGCCCATGCCAGAACCATCCTCGGCCTTGGGGGAAAGGGCTGGGGCGGATTACTCCGCCCGGTCCAGTTCATCAACTTCACCTTCCGCAGGTATTGCAGGCTGGTCGCTTACGATCTGCTGATCCGCCGCATCGGCATTGTCGGCGTTGAACGCAGTTTCCATTTCAACAGACATCACGCCCCACTTGCGCAGCAGTTCAGACAGTACGGTTTTCTTTGCCATTTCGTCAAAGTCTGTCTGCCATGCGCTGTCGGAGAAAGAAAAAGAGGGGGAATACTTCTTAGCGTGCTCGGTGATCTTCTTTGTCGGCCAGTAGATGGCTTTGGAAAATCCGTTGAGCGTTTCCATGTAGGCAAAATAGCCTATCACTG